GTCGAAGTTCGACATCACTGCTGTTACGTTACGCTCAAAAGTATTCAATCCTGTATTATCTAATGTCTCCGATTGGTCTGACCTTAATACGACAACTGCACCATTTAATATGACTTCTGCAATCTCTTTTTCAGTTGCACCAGTAATAACTCCACGAGCTACTTGCTTACGAATGTTCTCTCCCATCATACCTGCTTCACGCATAAATGTTGCTCTGTCCATTTCAAGCAAAGCACTCAATACTTCATTCGTTACTGTGCCTGTCATTTCCATTCCTGTTAAGGCTTTCTCATATACTAACATAAGAGCATCTATATCTGCTTGAAATCCTAACTGATTCAAGATTAAATCTTCCATATCTAAAGCCTGCAATACTAAGAGTATTTCTTCTCTCGCCATTCCTTGCTTACGTAGATCCATTATATTGCTTACAAGCAGTTCTTGCATTTTCTTTGTTGAATTTGCGAATTTACCGCTTGCTATGTCTTTAAAATCAGGCAATCGGTTTCCTTAATGCTTGTAATAGTGGAGACTTAGTCTCTACTGCTTTTGCTTCATCCACTTCGCCAAGTTTGGTTTTTAAATCTTCATCTGAAATATCTGGATTGAAATGTCTGAATAAATCTTCTCTACTGATAAGACCTTTTTCAAGTTTCCAATCTAATTCAGCACGTTCTTCTTGTGGAGACTTTGGAAATTCTATCTCAGCAAAATCTACTGAATATCGTTCACCTAAATCTTGGCCTGTATGTGCTCGAATAATTGACCTATCTATGTCATAGCGTTCACGTTCCCATTCACGCCATTTAGGTATATCTGAGACACGCACTTCAAGGTTCTCAATCTCTAACATCCTTAATGCTTCACCACTTACGGGAGCCGAGTCATCCCACTTAATCCTTAGATGGTTGTTAATAGCCGTTTGATTAGCAAATGACTTAGTTACCTCTGTCATATCTTTAAGGCTACCGGGATTGCCTACAAAGCTAAACGATGCACCTTCTGGAAGTATCATCACCTTATCAATACCCATTGATAGAGTGGTTGCATTGTCTAAGCCAGTAGCTACGGGCTGACCGAACGAAAAGCGTTCGGCTAAGGCTATCTCTGTATTTGCTATCCCTATCTGAATTGCAGCCCTTATGACATCCCCTGCTGACTGTGGGTAATCTATGAATGAAACAGGAATAACACCATAAGGATTCTCATTGCCATCGTTAACCTGAATCATTCGCCCGGCTTGATCATACTTGAAATGAAGTTCATCTGACCAGAATACAAAGATTCTATTATTCTTCGCATCCCGTTCTACTTCATACGATACGCCACGCATCTCTCCATCTACCATATATCTCTTGAAGAACGGAATAATGTCATATTCTAAGATGGATCTACGTTCATTCCAACGTGTTCTGAGTCCCATGCTTGAAGTAAGCCACGCCAATTCAGAGAACTCTTTAATAGATGAATCTAACTTATACGAATAATCCCTATAATCTTCACTCACATCACCATTAATCATTCTGATAGGTGCGTTCTTATAGACCATCATACGAGCCTTAGCGAATCTTGGAACAATCTTTTGTGGGAAAGATGGAACCTGATTCAATGTAGCCTTTGAAAACCATTGGTCTATATGCTTATCTACATCCCTGTGATAATAGAAATCTAATGCTACTGATTTTTCTGCATCTTCTTTATTTGCCACACCTTCTTGGGCTTTCCTTACCGATTCCATTACCATTGATTCTGACAACTCTGGCATTACTATTGTATTTACGCTTCTCATGCTTTATACATCCAATTCTTTTCGTCTTGAGTAAAGATATTTTGCATCACCGTTTTGGATGTCTGCTTAATCTTTCTGTCCATTCGCCAACCTATTACCCATAATCCTATGAATAATATATTAACGCCTAATGAGAAGCCGAGTATTAATTCCATGATATCGAAGTTCCAACCCTTTGAACGATTGGATGTTTGTATTCTATGTAGTATGAGCAAGCATCCAGCATGTGAGATAATTCAGGATTGCTCTTATCAATCCCGCCCTTCTTATCACGTTGCACCTGCTCTAAATCTGTAATTAAGTATATACAAGATGGATCAATGGTCATCTTGACTCTATCTTTAGCATCTAATAGCATTCTATTCAATGCACTCAATCTATCTTTCTGCGTTGGGTGGGCAACTCTCGCAATCACCTGGAATCCATTGTCTTTTAAAATCTGATGATCTGATCTATTAGATGTGGTAGATCGTGCCTTACCAGCTGGATCAGGGAATATTGGATGTAAGCCCCATCTCTTACGCATCTCTCTGCTCATAGCTTCTGTATTAGAATTAGACTGTCGAATCTCATCATAATAATGAATAGTCCCATCAGTATATACACAAGCTATGACTGCACTCATGTAATCAACATTCATGTCCATACCTATAAATCTTTCACTCGTTAAGCCTTCAGCTTTTCTCACGTTGACATCTCTATCAAAATTGTATGCAGCACGATTACCTGTTGTCTCGAATGATGCTTCCATCTCTTGTCTGTATAGTCTCCCATCCATATTAGACTTCAAACGATCTATTTCAT